ATTAGCTGCATTAGTATTAGGTATGGCAGGTTATATTGCTTATACTGTACCAGCAGTTAAAGAGTTAGTTTTTAAATATATAAAGAATAACGAAGCTGAATTGATGGACATGTTAGATAAGAATTTAACAAAAGCACAGATGAAAGCTTTTGAAAAGCTAGACGAAACAGCACAAAAGCACGTAAAAGACTCTTTAGTTCGAAATGTATTGGTAACAGCATGGGATGAGAAAGACGACGAACTTGCCGCATTAGTCAAGTCTAAAGTTAAATCAGCCCTTGATGAAGGCAAATCACTTTGAACGTAGAGAAATACGAGCAAAGATTACGTCAGCGAGTCGGAGAAGCAGAATATGGGCGTCATAAAGAGCTTGTCCGTCTTCTGGCGCGCAATCTTGCTCTTGAAGACCTTTTGTGGTCGGAAATTCTTATATGTATTCGGGATGTTAACGCTCGAACAGAGCTCTTGCGCCAAAGAAATCAAATCGTTCGCGACATACATACAGAATTCAGAGCATTAAATATAGAAGTACCAACTGAAGTAGAAAAGAATACTGAAAGCTTTGGTGCATTTTTAGAGGAGTTAGCAGATGATGAAGGACCAAAGCCACCTAAAGAAGATATTGACAGGTAAAGGTGGATTAGATTCAAGGAAGTTAGAGAATATATTCAAACAGTGTAGACAAGATAGAAGTAAAATGAGGAAATTACTTCGCGCTTTTTGTTCTGCCTATTTGATAGATGGTAAACAAAGACCATTACGTTTAAGACCCCTGCAAGAAGATATTGTTCTAGAATGTTTAATGGAAAGACAAGATGGAAAGCAAACTAAATTAGCTATTTTAGCTCCACGAGGAAGTGGTAAATCCTTTGCTTTATCAGTAGCAGTAGCTATATATATGTTCTTTAATAGATTTAGAGATTTAGTATTTATATTAGCTCCTACAGAAGACCAAGCTGCTTTAATCTTTAATTATGTATATAGACATTTCGCGGATAACAGTTTTTTAAACGGCTTAGTTAAGAATTATCGCTTTCATAATAAGCCCAACATAACACTTAAGGGGGGCACAATTATGAGAAGGGCTCCATTGGCGCCTAGTAACCAAGGACAAGCTATTCGAGGACAACACCCTACGTTCCTAGTAGTTGATGAGTCTCCTCTCATCGACGATAAACTATTTATAGACAACGTAGAACCAGCGATAGTTTCAAATAAGGCCCCGTTCATAAATTTAGGTACACCAAAGTCAAAAGACAACCATATGTATAGATATTTGTATGATGACGGGTATGCTGATACCTTCAAAAGATTACATTATACATGGAGAGATGCAGTGAAAAAAGGAGATGCATATTCAGCTCCTTATACTGACGTAGAAATGTTAGATAAAATGACGGAATGGGGAGAAGATTCTATCTACTGGAGGACAGAATATGAATGTGAATTTGTAGAGTCGGTATCGAATGTATTTAATCCAGAAAAAATAAAAGGATGTTATGATGATTACGAACTTACTGGACTTGATGGGGGAAACCCGGGAGGAGCAAATATTAATGTTGGGGTTGACATTGGCAAATCTGTTAACTCTACTGTTATTAGTGCATGGTCCCTTGAAAAGACTGATGCTGAAAATATTGCACGACTTGTTTACATTGAAGAAATTAATGCCAGAACTGGTGGACACGATATTCCATACCAACGTCAACGTATTATGGACGTTACCAATCAGCTTGGGGCTAATAGGCTTATTGTGGATTGTACTGGTATCGGTGGTGCGGTTGAACAAGATTTACGGTTGGCGTGTTTAGATGCTGGCGTTCATTTTGTACCGTTTGTTTTCACTGGTGGTCCCAAAGGTACTAAAACTCAAATGTATAGAGACTTTGTTTCCTACATCCAACAAGGAAGAGTAAAAGTACCCAACCCTGATAATTTAGAACCTAATGATGCTAAGTTAATACATAAATGGACTAGAGAACATATTGATTTAGAATACACAATGGATGCAGCCAATAAAACAGAAAAGATTGCAGCCCCTAGTAATAAGCATGATGATTATTGTGATAGTTCAGCTATGGCACTACATGCGACGCTAAGTATGCTTCCTATGTCAGGTAATTTTAGTCAAAGTGTTATATCTACACCAATTAATAAATCTACTCCAATGGGGCGTAGAAATTACTCAACAGGTCCATTATTTTCTACAACTCAACGAAAAGTTAAGCTAAACAAACAATCTTTACGAGGAATCTAACAAAAACTTTATATACTCATTAAGATTAATTATTTAAAGCCATGTCGTTTATAGATAATGTTAGACGCAGGTTTGCATCTATTGGAAGCAATCCTTCGTATAAGAAAGACGACCCCCGTAGTTACGGTGAAGGAGTCATCAAACGTCTCAAAATCAATAGAGGATTTACATTTGGGCAAGAGAAAGACTATGAACCACATATAGGTAAAAATAGAACCTATATGAATATATATCTTGCTGACCCAATAATAAGAACTTTAATAGATTTACCATGTTTGTACGCTGTTAAAGATAATTTTGATATAGTAACAGAAGATGATAAACTCCGCGATGAACTAGAAGAAATGTTTAGAGATATTAATATTGAAAATATTTTATATGGGTGGTTGAGAAATGCAAGAATATTTGGTAGTTCCTACTTAGAATGGACTGGTGACAATTTAGTTTTACGTTCTAGTCAGACTATGTTCGTAAAAAGGAATGAGCACGGACAAATAGAATACTACTACCAAAAAGTAGGAGATGATGAAGAGAATGTAAGGTTTGAAGAAGATGAGATAATACAGCTTAATAATAATTCTTTTGATGATTTAGCTTATGGACTCTCTGATATTCACCCTATTATATATTTAGTTGATTTAAAGGATTACGCTGAAAGAGATATAGGTGCTGCACTTAATAAATATGCATCAAGTAGATTTGATGTAAGTGCTGGGTTACCTGATATGCCTTATGGTCCTGATAAAATTAATGAAATAGTTGATGCATTTAATTCTTTAGCCCCCGGTGAAGACATTATACATGGTAACGACATACAAATTAAAGAACTACAAGGAACTCAACGAGCATTTGAGTATGGAAAGTATACTGATGATATACTTGATAAAATACACATGGCACTTAAAGTTCCTAAAACAATGTGGACAGACCCAGAAAAGGCACGTCCTATTTTTGAACCATATGTAAGATATTTACAAACTATGGTAGAAGGAGCAATTAATGCTCAGCTTATGCCACAATTAGAAAGTGGTGAAGCAAAATTTAAGTTTAGGCAAATTAATGTTGAAGATGCATTTACAAAAGCTAAGACAGATATGATTTATTTGTCTGAAGGTGTATTATCACCCGGTGAAGTAAGAGAAGAGAGAGGTTTAGACCCAGAAGGAGTAGTAGAATTAGATATGGAAACTTCTGAAGATATTAAAGCATCTCCTATCAAAAAAGAACAGAGTGATAAGAATGCAAACATTTCTGGTGGAAGAGATAAAGATAAGAAAGAAGAATCCTCCAGAGCACAAAATAGGGGCAATAAGCCCTCCGCAAACGTGACAGGTGATAGAAAATGACATTTGAAAAGTGTATGATACAAACTAAAGCAAACCTGAAGAAGAGGGGTTTTGATAACCCTGAAGAGATTGCAGCTGGCATGTGTAGCATGTGGGCGCAAGAGAATGGCGTGGAGCGGGAATTTGCGGAAACTAAAACTGAGCCTACTCGCAGGTCATTCGCACTTTCAGTAGGTGAGAGTGATGATATGACTTATACAAGCGATGATGGAGTTGATTCTGTATCTTTCCCTGTTATCGCTATTACATCCGGTCCTCACGAATATGAGGAAGAAGGAGAACAACATAAAGTTTATATAGAAGGAGGTATGTTAAAAGATAATATAGAAAGTTTTAACGAGCTTCCTATTTATGTAGACCATCAACGAACAGCTGAGGATTTAATCGGCATGGCAACGAAACCTGAGCTAATCAAGATGGATAATGGAAAGACCGCTGTTAAGATGTTGGCAACAGTATCTAACAAATATGGCCGTGGTCAAGAGGTAATGAACAAAGTCAAGGACGGAGATATGACACATGTTAGTATTGATTGGTTTTCCAACGATATTGATGTGATGGGTGATACATTCGCTACTAAGATTCGTCCTACAGAGGTAAGTTTCATTGACAATGAAAAGATGGACCCAGTCTGTAATGAATGTACTATAGAAACGAAATGTGATTCACAAGAACCGGAAGACGACCACGACTGTGGTTGTGGTGGCCAAGAAGGAGATTGTGGATGTAAGTCAGAAAACACAGAGGTAAATATGTCAGAAGAGACAAAAGAAACAACTGTAAAGTCCGACGCAGAGAACATTGTCGAACGCGAGTTCGCTTCACTAAGAACACAACTTGAAGCAGCAGAAGCATCTAAGAAAGAAATCGAATCTGAATTTAAAGCAGCTATGAAAGAATTAGAAGCATTTAAGAAGTCAGAAGAAGAAAGACTTGAAAAAGAAGCAGAAGCTCGAAAAGTTGAAACAGTTGAAGCAATTATATCCCGCGAAGTTTTATTCGGTACTATCGAAGAAACTAAGAAGGATGCTCGTGTAGAGGAACTCTCTGCATGGGATGAATCCAGATTGACTGGATTTAGCGATGCTCTAGCAGCAATGCCAGAGCCCGCACAAGAAGTCGAAAGGTCGTTCGGAAAAGGTAAAGCAGCTGACGAAGGTGAAGTACCAGAAACTGAAAGACAATTCGGTATGAAAGTAGTCGATGGAAAAATAAAATTGAACAAAGACTATTATAGAGGTGAATAAATATGGCAACAGAAATATTAGTAAATGATGGAGGTGCTCCAGCACGTATCCTACCTTTTACAGCAGGTATGGCCCTAACAGGCGGTAGAGCAGTTCAAATAGAATCAGATGGAACAATCGGTATGGCAGATGTCGACGCACCAGTCGTTGGCGTTGCTTTCGTCGATGCAGCCAGTGGTGCTAACTGTTCAGTTATCAGCGGTAAAGGAGTAGTTTTAAACGTTATGTGCTCAGGCGCTTTTGACGCTGGCCACTTATTAACCAGTGAGGTAGCAAACCTCGGAATTCTTGCATCAGGAGCAGTTAATGCTACTATTCAAGGTTCTGGAACAGGTGTAGCTATCGCACTAGAGGCAGGACCCGGCGGAACCGATACTGGTTCCAAGAAGGTCTTGGTATTATAAGGTGATTTAAATGGTTGACGCAACTCCCGGTATACTAACAACCCTGAACACAGGTGCATACGCTAACACAGGCGGCACAGGTGAGCGAGTACTTATTGACTACAAAGATGCAATTATGGATTACAAGGTCACAGACCTTCCAGTTATGCAATTCTTTGCAGACCCAATGAGTACAGATACAGGTGGTAATATTGATATTACTTTCGCAAAACCATCCATGGCGATGGAACAAATAGATGAAGGAAACACTCCTCAATATCAACACACTAAACTACGCTCCGAGCGAGTGGCAGTTAAAGAGTGGGGTCTTGCAGTAGGTGTTACCCGAAGAATGATAGAAGATTCAAGATTCAACGAAGTTGAGATGGCATTGAATGAAGCACGTCGTGCAGTCGACAGACACATGACGCAACACATTGTAAATGTTATTTTCGGTCTCGGAAGTGCAACATATGGTACAGGTATCAGCAACGCTGATATTGACGCATCCAGTGCAGAATCAGACATTACAAACTTCAGTAACTGTCCTAACGGCGGTTTCTTAGGTGCAAATGCAGCTTTCTCTGGAAGGTTAGACCAATACGCAAATCAAACAATCGCAACTCTATCAGGAGCAAAATCTTATAATAATGACGCAAGTGGTCTAGCTGGTTCAGCACTATCCTTATCGGATGTCTCTTCCGCTATCACCCGTATGTCATTACATGGATATAACGCAACACACTTGTTCATTTCACCATCCCACTATGAAAACATATTGAAGATGGCTGATTTCACTGCTGCTTTCACAACTGGTATGGTACCAGCTGCAAGCTTAGTCAGTGGAGCTAACGTTATGCCAACAGATGCAGGAAGCAACCCATTCGGTAGCGTTCTACAAACTGGTGGTATTGTTGGTCAATTATATGGACTAACCGTTGTTGTTAACCCATGGGTTCCAACCACGAGATATGGAATATTCGATTTGTCAACTAAGCCTATGGCTTACGTCGAGAGACGCCCATTGACAGTTGAAGAAGCCAACCCCGGATTCGGTATTGTCGGTTCATACATGTCTATGAGATATGGATTGAAAATCGTCAGACCAGAAGCTGGACAAATAGTAATTTCCGGTTAGACTGACTAACTGATTTTATTAAAGGGTACGGGGAGAACCCTAATCTCCCCAATCATTTTTATCAGTTCGGAGAAGAATGGCACGTTTTAATAAGGTTCTAAAGAGTTTAGCTCATAATGCAGTAGGTAGACAGAGAATACAAGTTAATGCCGAGGGCTCTCCTCTTACAACCAAAGGTGACATTTATGTTTATGGTTCAAGCAATACTAGATTACCAGTAGGTTCTAATAGTTATGTTTTAAGTGCTGACAGTAGTGAAGCTACGGGGCTAAAATGGATTGAATCTACTAGTACTAATTATTATTTAGATGCACTTACATGGGGGACTGATAGTAAGCTAACAGGTAGTATGGCTGGAGGCGGCTCTAATGTCACTGGTTCAGCAATGACTACTTTTACTCCAGCTACTACTTTTGTAGCTGAAGCTTCATTTACCACTGGACTTGTTGTTGGAGGAAATGCAACAGCAGCAGGTTATATCAAGATTAACCCTGATACTGATGACACAGGGGACTTTCCTACCACTTTAAAAGTAGGAGTGAACACTGAAGCTCAGACTTATACACTTCCTTTAGCATATCCAGCTTCAAGCGGCTATGCGTTAGTTTCTACAGATGCTGGGGTTATGTCATGGGCAGCTAACGATGATGCAAATTATTACGTTACAGGAGGAACTTATTCTGCTGGAGCTATAGCTTTTAGCGGTACAACAAGTTTCCCAACATTTAGTGTTACAGGAATACCCACCGGAACAGTAACAGGAGCCGGTGGTTCTACTACACAACTCCAATACAATAATGGAGGAGCTTTTGGTGGAATAGACGATTGGACTTGGGATGGTACAAATATGACTGTTGCTACTGGTAGTAAGTTAATATTTGGTGATTCTCTTAGATATATAGAAGAAAGTGGTGACCATTTATATATAAGAAATAGTGAAACTGGTGGTAATATTGAACTTAATGCTAAGAATGATATGAAGTTCTCTATAGATGGTGTACAAAAATTACATATGGATTCTCTAGGCCACGTGGGAATAGGTTTAACTAATCCACAAAGTTTTAGTGATGTATTTAGTGTACAATTAAGTACTGATAGTGGATGGCCGATTGGGTTTACAAATGCAGCCGAAGATGTAATAGGAGCACTTCGAACTGACCAAGGAGATAATTACATAGCTCTTGCTTCTAAAACCGAATCAGATATAAGATTATTTTACAACGATAATGAAGCTAATACAGCTTTGATTGTTAAAGGTTCAGGAGCTACTGCTGGTAATGTAGGCATAGGCACAACTACACCAGCTCAGAAATTACATGTTGTAGGTGATATAGAAATAAATAACGATTGGGAATTATGCGGTACTTCTTCTAGTAATTTTGAATTAGATAATGATGGTACTCTTAAG